ACCCAACTAAAACATACTTCACAAAGCACTCAGCACAATAATGATGCTTGACCGGATACTCTTTTCCATTGACAAACATGGTCGTAGATTGCATGGGCTTTTGAATACGATGATTATACCGCCTGTATCCGTAATTCCATACATACTCGCACACTGCTTCAGTATCGTAGTAACAGTATGCATTTGCACAGTCACCCATCACATACTGAAATTCAAAGCGCGTGTCAACATAACGTTCATTAAACACTCCGTACAGTGTAGCCACCATCTGCCCGGCAATGTAAAATTGACTCACCGATTTGCTAAATAACACACACGTCTCTTTGAAACTCACAAGGTAGTCTTTGTTTCCAAGGCGGTCAACAATGAGTGCAATGAGTTCGCTTGGCAAGTCGCAAATGTTTAGAGCACAAATGTTGAACTCGCACGCTTGGCACATCATCATTGGTTTGTTTCTTTTCGCTCTTTGCTCTTTGCTTATTGCTTATTGCTTGTTGCTTTTTTGTCCAGACTATAAATAAATACAAAAAAAAAGTATTCAATTTTTATAATGTATATCAAGAAACACACAATAAATTAGTCTCATTTGCCAAGCATTTTAATTTGAAACTCAGTTAGTGGTTGCACAGTACCTGTTCCATAATAAGATGTTGAAGATGGGTATGGTGTACTATTAAAAATCACATGCACATTTTGTTGACGTCTGTCATAAGAAGTCCAATAGCGATGCGAAGCATTCTTGTTGTTTCCCACTAAAACATATTTCTTGAAGCACTCGCAACAATAATGAGACCTAATCCATTGTTTCTTTCCTGTAACCCACGCAGTTGTAATGTTCAACGCTGGTTGCCGCTCAGTATGCTCATATGCTAGCGAATTAGCCTCCCATATATATAGCACTGCTGCTTCCGTGTCCTTCACACAATCAGGATTAATACAGTATTCACGTTTTGTCGGAACGAACTTCTCAAAAAACTCCAGCAACCTCTCTCTAGCAACCGAAAATGAAACGTGGTCGCTTGACATATTGCTCTTGTTATTTGCTCTTTGCTTTTTTGTCCAGACTATAAACAAATATAAAAAATAAGTAATCAATTTTTTATAAACATCTCTTAGATAAATATATACTTACATCTTGCGTAAGTTATATTTACTTCATCTATATAGTGATAATTGTGCTTAACATTTCTCAAATCTCTTACTAAAACAAATTTTTTTAAGCATTCACCACAATAATGTGTATTAAGACAATACTTTTTTTCATTAATTAAAACTATTGTTTTATTTAAAGCAAATTGCTTAATATGAACATAACTATCATAACCATGGCGATAATGTGTTTTAAATACTTCCTTGGTATCTTCACAACAATTAATATTAATGCAAAATGTTCTTGGTGAAAAATTACTAAGTCTACATGATAGCAAAAGTTTGGCAATTGACAACTTTGAAACGCTGTTATAGTTACTTAAACATGTTCTCTTAAGGAGAGCAAGATAATAATAATGTTTTACATGACTTATAATAATTCCAATAACATCATCATTTAAGTCGCAAAAAGTGATAGTCATTATATAATAGGCGTTTCGTATAAATAGTTTGTATAAGATTATAAATAATTGGATAAAAAAAAGAATCAATTTTTTTTATGTGTATTATATTGCTCTACTTTAAAATACTACATTTACTTGTTCACAGTTGTGATAGTTTTCTATTGCGTTCGAGTTACAACCAACCAAAACAAATTTTTTAAAACACTCACAACAATAATGAGAATGTATATTATAATATTTTGCGTTAACTATGATAGTTGTAGTGTTCAACGCATATTGTCTGTAATGTAAGTAACGTGTATAATAATAATTATGAATAAATGTAAAAACATCATAAGTGTCTTCATAACACTCCGGGTTTATGCACAACTCACGAAAACTAAACAAACCCCGTTTCTCAGACAACATTAATTTAGAAATAGCAAAAACACTAATTGCTTTATACATTGACATACATGTTGTTTTAAGTGCACTAAGAAATTGATAGTCTTTCATAAGGTAATCAAAAATAAGTCTATTAACATCATTAGGCAATTCAAAAATGTCTAAATAAGCAGACATTTTGCAATTATATAACATTAATAGTAATATTATTGAATACATAGATAAATAATAAGTGCTAACTAATCAATTTTTTTACACATCTATTAACTTTGTTTATGTAAATAATCTACTGCTTTAAGGATTATTTCTTCTTCGCTATTTAATTTTTGAAATATTATATTTTCATTTAAATATAATGTAATATAATTATGATTATATCCTTTTAATACTAGGGCTAATCCTTTGTCGTAAATTTTAATATCACATAATAATGCTCCATTTGTTATTTTAATAGAATCTATTTTATTTAAATTTATCCATCTTAAATTTCGCCCATATTTTAAATCTTTAATATTATCTATATACATGTAACCATTTAATTTTTTATGATAACTTTTTAAATCTTCTCGTTTTAAACCGAGTTCTTGTAAGATTTCATTTTTCTTTTGTTTTATTTCTTGAATATTTGTATTTATAATATTTAAATTATCATCGTTTTCAAGTGCTTGTTGTAATAAATCTATATTCATAAACTATATATAAAATAATTATAATTTTATATTTTATATTTTATAAAATATTATTTTTCAATTTAATATTTTATAAAGTTATTATAAATGAAAATAACATTCAAAAATAATAATTTATATTATTATCATTATAAAGTATTTAATTGGGAATTAAGCATTGTTTTAGTTCCTATTGTTTTTTTATTAATATTTTATTTTAATAATTATATTAAATATGTAAGTTTAATTTTCTTATTAATTGGAATAGTTGGAATTATTGATTCTTATTATAAGAGTAAAAGAGAAAAGTTGCAAGGTATTTTTATATGGGGGGTAATTATGCATATTGTTGGTTTTTATCCATTATTAGATATTAAAAAATACTTTGAATATACTAACATTATATATATTTTTGGTTTATTGGCATTAGCAATAGCATATTTTTTACCATATTGGCCTTATGCTGTGTCAAGAAACATCGTAATAACAATAATACTATTATTATTTTCAAGTTATATATTATATCATAGTATATTGAAAAAATAATTACAACATAAATAAAATAATAAAAACAAAATAATAAAAATACAAAATAATAAAAATACAAAATAATAAAAATACAAAATAATAAAAATATATAAAATAATATATAATTATTTTATATATTATGTTTTTTAAATTTCAACATTTGAGAGAAATGAAGATGGATTATTTTGAACATATGTTTATTTCTTTAAATTACTCTCTCATATTATTAATTTCTTGTATTAAAGCATTAATTCATTCATTTATTCCTGATTTATTTGTTACATCCACTAGTGAATGTATAATAGAAATTAATAATAAATTAGAAAGACATAATATGAAAAGATTATGAAAAAAAATTGACTAATCATAATTAATTATTAAAATTACTTATTAAAATTAAATATTTAATAAGTAATTTATATATTAAAACAGGACTATAAATATGATGGTAGATCAAGAATTAATTAATACTATGAAAAAAACAATTAAAAATATTGTAATGAATACTGAAAATATTACAAAATATTTAGATTTATATAATTTTCCTAGCGATTGTTATGAAACTATGGATGAATATATTTTAGATAAATATAATTATGAATTATTTGGGAAAAGTGTGTTTTGGAAAGAATTTGAAACTATTGGACTTAAAGAAATTCATAATTTTATACCTAGCATTATAAATATATCATATAATTATAGTAATTATTATGAAGTTATTAGTTGGATTCAAAATCAAGAATACTATAAATTAATGAGTTTATATGCTATGAGTACATCATATAATATTATAAAAACCAATATTACAACTATTAAAATGATATGGTTTGATAATGACGCAACAAGTCTTGGCACTCAATAATGATATAATATTATATATTATAATATATTATTATATATTATTATATATAATATGGTAAAAAAAACACTTAGACGAAAAAAAACGGGTAAAAAAAATAATAATATGAAATATATTAATAAATCTCGTCGTCAAGGACGAGGCATTAATTATAATATACAAAAACAATTAATTAAATTGTGTTATACACAAAGTTGGAATAGTTATGATAATTTAGTTCAAAATATTATAAGTAATGACGACTATTTAACAGACTTTTTTGAGTCTTTATCTAATTATAAAGGTAATAATTGGGAATGTTTAAAAAGATGCTATGAACAAATTCTTCCTCATGCTTTTGATAATGCTGTTGCTAATAATTTTACTTATTATTCAGGTCATGATATTAAACAATTATTAGTTAATTTATCTGACTATCCAACTATGCAAGAAAAATTAGTTTATATTATTAAAGATAACATAGATGTTCGTGAAAAGTTGTATTCTCATTTAAATAATAATATTCATAACTTTAGTCGAAATACTTTAAATAAATTACAAATACCCATTTCACAATTACAAGAATTAGCAGTACAAGATGCTTGGAAATATCAATCTTATATAAATACAAATCTGGAGAGACGACATGGTGTAAGTCATGTTCCAATAACTCGGTTTAGTGTTCAAGGATATTAAGACTTAATCACAATATGAAGTTATATATTCAATATAATCTTTATTATTAATAAAGATAGGAAGACAATGACTAGTAAATTTTCTTCCAAATAAGCATTTGCTATACATTAAATATTGAATTTCATCTTCTGTAATTGAATTATAATTTTTTAAGCTTCTTGGTGTTACATATTTATAATCCATACCTGCCCAATTTGTAAATGTTGTAGCATCACTTGCTATATTTGGAGTAGTAATTATTTCTTCTTCCAGTTTTAAGATTTTTATATATGTGTAATAAAAATATTCTGCAGGTGCATAAATAGTTTTATAGTATGTATTTAAAATATCATCTTTATCAAAACATAAACTTTCAACTAATTTTCTGTTTAAAATAAACCAATTATGTGATTTAGATATCAAAGTTTTATCGATTACTTCTGTTAAACTATCACAATTTGGAAAACATTGTGATTGAGGACATACATTTAAATAACCATTATGATATTGTGTTAATTTATAATATATAAAATCAAATGATTTAAATGGGATACATGCACCAGATAATATAATAAATTTATAATTATTTTCATCTTTGTATGCCTCTCTAAATAAAATGTTATATGCTAAGGGTATTGTTTGATCTTCATATTTAGTTTCAATACAATTTTTTAATTTGTATTTTTCAAAATATTTCAAGGGTTTATCAAATTTATAATGTATATAAATAGTATATTTATTTATATCAACATTTTTAAAAAATATATTCCATAGTTCATCGTTATTTATAATATCATAAATTAAAAAACAAAATGCTAGTTTTTTCATAAATATATTATTAGTATAAATATATTATTAGTATAAATATACTTTATATATAAACTATTAATACTTTTTTAATAAAAAAAATTGAAATCTTTTATTAAACTTTAAAAATAAGTTTTATAAAATGACAACGCAAGCACTAATGATGTTGAGTCTTGTATCGAGTAATAATATGTCAAATATGTTTGTCTTAAATTATTTAACAACACAAGAGAAAAATAAATTTTTACAACTTAAAACTCGACAATATGAATATACACACAATCACTTAACTAATAAGAGAGCTTTAATGTTAGCAAAACAGAAGAAAAATAATTATAATATTATTAAAGAGCATAAGCGTTAAATATTTATACAAATTATAAATAAAATCTTGAATATTCAAATGTAATTAATAAATTTTTTATTATGCTTTATAAATTTATTAAGCATAATTGTTTAAAAATAATTTTATAATAAATTTATATAGTATTTATAATATATATTATGGCAGCTACTAATTTATATAATGTAACTTTACATAATTTGGAAGGACATAATAATATGAATAAATCAATAGCAAATAGAAATTTTCCATCAAATAATTTAGCAATGAATTTTTCATTTAGACCAGTAAATACAAAATATACATTAATGCCTACTTATAATCATCCAATTGAATCCACTGTGCCTATGAATAATAATGCAGTATATGATGTAAATAATACATTTTTTCCAGGAACTAGAAAACCACATTTTGGCGGTTTTTCAACAAATGTTGATAAAGAATCTACTTTAAGAAACCAATTTTTTGCTTTACAAAAAGCAGATCAAGTCGCATATCTTCCAAATAGTTCAAGCGATTTATATGAAAATAACATTAATTTTTTAACACATAACAATAATTTAGACGCGCATTTATTATTTAAGGAAGAAAGTTTTAATGATTTTAATCCAAATATATCTAGTTCAATTGGAAATGAAATATTTTATAACTCAACACGAGTTCAATTAAAAGATTTAAAATAAAGTTTATTATAATATTAAATTATGAAACAAAATAATAAAAATAATAAAATTAAGAAGTCAAAACAAATGAATATAGTAAATATTGATTTAGAGCAAAAAGAAGTTAAGGAAGTTAAAGAAGTTAAAGAAGTAAAAGAAGTTAAAGAAGTAAAAGAAGTAAAAGAAGTAAAAGAAGTAAAAGAAGTTAAAGAAGTTAAAGAAGTTAAACCCATTGAGTCATTTATAAATAACATAGACCTATTATATTTAACAAATCAAGTTCAATACGCTAAAACAAATAAACTAGAACATTTATTAAGTAATAATAGTTTATTAAAAGATATATTTGATAATTTAGAAGACAATATTAATATATATAAAGAGCAAATAATAAAATACAATAATTCTACTTTAGAAAAACTATTGGCTAGTGATAATACTAATAATACAAATATAGGTGAAAAGTATAAAATGTATTATCTATTATATGTATTGAACTTAATACTACATTTAAAAGAAAAAAAAATGAAAAACATAATAAAAGATGAACTTAAAGAGTATTCTAATAGTAGTGTAAATAATGTAACAATTAGTGATTTTAATATAACTACTGAAACAATTAATTGTATGTGTCCAAATGATACTTCAAAAAAAATATCGAATTTAGATTTGTTTGTTGTAAGAAAATCAAATAAATATAATAAAAAAATACTTCCACAAAAAAGGGAATAATTTTTTTATAATTATATATTAATTAGCAAATATATAATTATAATGATTAATGTTAAAAACAATATATATAAAAAATTTACAAAAACATTAAAAAAATCACCTTTAAAAATGCGTTTACATAGACGAAAACAAAGAAAAACTCATAAATTTAATAAACTTAAATGTTCACCATATCAAAACAAAAATATAGATCAAGAATTAAAAGATTATACTTGCTATTCACGAAGCAACTTGCAATTATTCAAAAATGTATGGAATGCAAATAGTAGTGATAAAATAGTAACTAATAATAGTAAAGAAATATGGGAATATTTTAAGAACAAATTAGATAAGCAATGTTACGATGAATTATGCTGGTTAAAAAATACCCCATTAAGTAAAGTTAATAACAGTGAATTATTAATAAAAGAAATATTTAAACCTTTCTCTCCAGAAGCATGGTCAAATAAGCCAAATACATGGTTATCTAGTGTTGATATAATAAAAATAATGAAGCAATATGAAAAATCAAATAAGAATTTCAAATTTATTGGTCCATCACCTATAGATTTTGACTCTAAAGAATTATTTTCAACTTGTGTATGGGAGCAATTATGCAATTTTAATTTAGAGGAACACATAAGAAATAAAATTAGTAAAATAGGCGTAATATTTAATACTGACCCGCACAATAAACCAGGACAACATTGGATTTCACTATTTTTAGATTTAGATAAAAAATTTATTTTTTATTTTGATAGTAATGGGACTAAAACACCAAAACAAATTAAAGTTTTAATTGATAGAATAGTAAATCAAGCACATAATTTAAATATTAAATTAATTGCCGACAATAATGAAGGATTTACACATCAGTTTAGCGATGGACAATGCGGTATGTACTCATTATATTTTATAATAGAATTATTACAAGAAAATAAAACGTATAATTATTTTAAAACTACACGTATTAAAGATGAAACTATGAGAGAATATAGAAAAAAATATTATAATGAGGCAAATATAAAATTGAGCTCATTATTTAGTAATTAATAGTTAATAGTTAATGTTTATAATTAAAACTATTATTATTTAAAAATACTATTTTAAATAATATAAAATGGTGACTTTAAAACTTAACTACCTAAATAATTCATCTGAATTGTGTGAAATTGGAAAAAAATATGATACTGATAAATCTTCGCAAAGAAATAATGTAAGTAATTCTAGACACTGTCATCCGTATACATTATTTTATGAGTCTATATTTAAAAAAAAAAAAGATGAAAACTTAAAAATAGCAGAACTAGGCATATTACATGGTGGTTCATTACTTATGTGGAAAGAATACTTTACAAACGCTGAAGTATATGGATTTGAATACAATAATGATTTAATTAATAATTTTAAACAAAATTTTAATAATGACAGAATTACTCTTTCTAATATAGATGTAACTAGTAAAAATAGTATTGTAAAAGCTTTTAGTGAATTAAATGAATTATATGATATAATCATAGAAGATACTACACACCAATTTGAAGACCAAATACGAGTTATTGAAAATGTTTATGAATATTTAAAACCTGGAGGAATATTAATTATTGAAGATATATTTAAATCATATAATGAAAATGATTATATAAATCGATTAGCTCCTATATTAGAACACTTTCAAAATTATTATTTTATAGAATTAGATCATAATAATAGAAACTCAACTGGTTGGAATAATGATAAATTATTTATATTAATAAAAGGAGGAGGTCCGCCTATTTTTAAAAATACAAATAAATTAACAATAATAACACCATCATATAGAGTTTGTAATTTAGAAGAAATTAAGAAAAGTATTAATTTTGAATATATAGAAGAGTGGATTATTGTATATGATGGCAAAGTAATAGTTCCTGATTTAAAAATATTTGAAAATCAAGAAAATAATAAAATTAAAGAATATGTATATACAGATTGGAATGGTACAACAGGAAATCCACAAAGAAATTATGCATTAACTAAAATTACAAATCCAGATGCTTTAGTATTTTATTTAGATGACGACAATTTATTCCATCAAAATATGTATAATTTATTGGATATTATTGATAATAATAAATTGTATACATTTAATCAATACAATTGTCGTCGTTTAAAGGGGAATGATATACGCGTTGGATGTATTGATAGTGCTATGGTTATAATACCTTACAATTTATGCAAAACTGAAAAATGGATAATAGATAAGTATGATGCAGATGGTTACTATATTACTGATTGCTATAATAAAAATAAAAATGTACATATATTTGTAGATAATGACTTATGCTACTATAATAAATTAGAAACAACCACAGAATTAATCTTTAACAACCAGAGAATTAATCTTTTACAACCAGAGAATTAATCTTTTATGTTATTTAAAAAAGGTTGATAAATAAAAATTGAATTAATGTGTAATTTTATTTATAAAATAGTAATAACTTACATAACCAATTATGACAACAACAACAATAACCAAAAAAGTGCTTACTGAAGATTTAGGTAAAATATTTGAAATGGCAATATGTTTATATTATGATACACCCTATGATGGAAATTACAAATATAGTTTAGAAGAAGCACATTCTCTCAAAAATAAACTTGTAAATCTAAAAATTGTATTTCCTTATAATATTAAGCATTGTGCTAGTCGCGGAAGCAAATATGATTTTGAATGTATAGATGACTCAAGAATCCATTTAAGTGCTAAAACAACTAAAAAAGATGGCAAAGTTTGTCCACAAGTTATAGGGCAACCATCGCGCAAAAAGTTTTGTGAATTTTTTGAAATTGACCCAATTACTAGTTTAGAGCATATAAAATATTATATTATAAATAATATTGCTAATTTATTACAAGACTATTGTGCAAATACTTTTGACTGTCCTATACTATATTATAATAAACATAAAAATTTATTGGCGCTTATAGAATTAAAAGAGCATATAAATTGGTCAAATTATGCTGTTAAATTTAGTCATAATGAAAAAAATAAATTATGGAATGAAAGTTCTTCTATTAGCATAGACGGAATAACTATTGGTGAATTTCAAGTTCATAATAAACGTGATTGTATTAAATTTCGTTGGTGTTTTGAGAAATTGCTTACGATGTTTGAAGAGCATTTTATAATTAACAATTTGTAAACATATTTATAATTATGATTATATTTATAAGAGTGGTAATATTTTATCATAATATGTTTTACTAATTTCGCACCCTTTAAAATTACGTTTAGTATTTTTACATGCTAGTGCTGTAGTTCCTGACCCTAAAAATGTATCTAATACTGTATCACCTTCTTTCGAATGTTTTTTTATGAGTTCTTCAAAGAGTGCCAAACTTTTTTGTGTAGGATGAAACCTATTTTTTCCACCTTGTAATGGATAATGATATATTCCATTGTCATAACTGCTATTAAATGTTGGACAACCATCTTTAACACCTAATAGTGCAATCTCTCTACAATTTGTTAAATAATTTACTTTACTATTTCTTGGTTGCGGATTAGTTTTAATCCATTCAATAAATCTAATTTGTTTGAAATTATATTTTTCTAGTAAATCTTTTAGGTTTGTAATTTTCCATAAGTCAAAGAAGATTATTAATGTGCCTCCTTTTTTTAATACTTTATAATAATGTTCAATGAATTTTTCTAAAATAGTCAAAGTAAAATCACTATCCCAATTTCCATAATCAGTTTTAACGCAATATTTTTTTCCATATATTGAACCATATTTTATATAATTGTCCTTTTGTGAATCATCTTCAATATTATTTTGTTCTTTATAATTGAGCCATTGCTCTTCTGACTTAACTTCATTGATATTATGTTCTTCATTATATTTAACATTATTATAATGTTTATCTAGACCACTTGTTTTAGATATAATATATGGTGGATCTGTTAATATTAAATCAATAGAATTAGGGTCGAATGTTTTCAAGTATTCAAGTCCGCACATATTTTCAATAGTTATGCTAGCATTATTTATGGTTGTACTAACAATATTATTATTGCTAACTGATGCTTCGCTATTTTCATTAGACAAACTTTCTATCAATTTAACTAACTCATCTTTATTTTTAGATTTACATTTTTTAATTCCAAGTTCTTCGCATTTTATTAAAAGTTCTGACTTGGTTAATTTTGATAACTCCATATTATACTAACTATGAAATTAGTATAATAATAAATCAATTTTTAAATAAAAATAATAACTAATTAAAAAGACGCATATGATTTGTTCCATAATTTATCTAATTTCCAAATAGGAGTGCGTTTATTTAGTGCCCATCTTGAGAAACGATTAACATAATGGCGACAATCATTAATACCTAATATGTATTTTTTTTGCAGAGTTTTTTCAAATTCAACAACTTCATCCAATGTTTTGCTAGTTTCACCCCAATATATAGTTTTATTGGCCAAAGTTTCGGGAATATAAAATTTGTATATTTTATCAATTAATCTTACTTCTTTATTTATAACGCTAGTACTAGAAACTCCAATATTATTAATTGTTTTATATTCGCATTTTGTTGGGTCGCAAAATGGTCTATAATCATATCTTAAAACAATATCTTCGTTTTTAAAACTAATTCCAATATGATATAAATTTAATTCATTGTTAAATTTTTCTAAATGTAAATGAACTTGTGTTTTAGGATTGTATGTTGGTACAATATATGAAAATAATGTTTGAATAAGTAATAATAAAACAAACATATTTAACTAATATATGATAATATAAAAATAGATTTTAATATTTATATAAATATAAATATGTTTATATTTATATGTTTATATATTAAGAATGCAAAGTTGTTTAATATGCTTGGAAGAGTCTAATAATTTAAACCCAATAACTCATTGCGGAGTTTATTATGTTCATAGTAAATGTTATAGTCAATGGCTAATAAAAAATAATACTTGTATTGTATGTAGGAAATCATTAATAGATGAACCAACTAATTTACCTTTAGTAACTAGTCAAGAAACTAATATAACATCAATAAGATTTGTTATTGCAAATATTATTATTAGTACATCACTATTAACATTGACAATATTAACTTTATATATTTTTGTAACTTGTGATTTTAAAAAGACACATTGTAGATTATTTTAATTATTGAAAGTTAAAATAATTATTTAAAGTTTAAATTAAGTTAAAACTAATATGTTTAAATATTATAATATTGAATTATGTCTAATATATTATTAAGCGAACAAAATAAAGAACTTTTGTGGAATATATTGTCTAATAATAAAGCGTTTGTTAATATTCCAGAGTCAAAATTTTCAAACATAAAGGCTATTTTTGAAACTAATATAAGTAAAACATTTAATGAAAACAAAGAAATATTTATTACTAATTATAAAACTGGTGATTCTAAAAATATTATTATGCAATTAAATAAAAATATATTACAAAATATTATGCTAGACATTAATAGTTTTAAGAAGTCATTATTAACACCAGTAGATATAAAAGATATTTTCAAAAATGAGAAATCAGAAGAATTTGAAAAAGAGTTATTAGAGAAAAAGGTATCTTTTACTAATTTAATTACTAAAAAAGTTCCTGAAGCAATAGATTTTAGTGAAACAAAAGATAGCCCTTTGGAAAATAATAGCATGAATGAACTACTTGAAAGAATACAAAGAGAAAGAAATAGCGATGTTCCTTTTCTACAAAAATTAGAACTAGTAGATCTAAATAAATTTGATACACCTATAAATATTGAAGAAAATGAAAATATGCTAGAAAAAGAAGATGAAAATATTGCTACTAAAAAAACTAAGATATTAAATATAGAAGAATTAATAAATGGTTTATCCAGTTCAGCAGCAACAAAAAAATTTATAACTAACGAAAATAATAGCGAATTTAATTCAAATCTAAATATTAAGTTAGATTTTTTAAACAAACAACTAGAAAAGGTTTTAAGCAATCAAAAATTAATAATGGCCAAACTAAATATTTGAGATAAATTATTTATTACAAACAACATAATAAATAATTTGTTATGATTAAATTTCTCTTATACTTTTTGGAATCTATGAGTTCCATCATCAAGTTTCACTAATTTACCTAAAAGCAATAATTCATCTTTCAAATAACTATCATAATCAAATAATTCTTTTGTAACTTTATTGTAAGCATATTTATTACCATTTATTACTAATTCATTTAATTTTAATACTTCTGTTTTCTTATTTAGTTTCATGCCTTCATCTTTATCTTGAGTTTCTATGTTTGGAGTATATATATATTTATTTTCACTTGGATTACCTATTACAAAACATTTAACATCTTTTTCTTTACTTGTTGACCGTGTATGAATACTGCAATCTATTGCTGACTCTTTAACGCCTTGCAATAATGAAGCATTTATTTCCTCTTTAATGCTAGATATTTCATATAAATATTCATCACTAGTTATGACCTTCTTTTTATCTTTTTTAGAAATATCTTTTAATCGCAGTTCAATTGATAAATCACTTGATAATTGTGATTCGCTGAAAACCATCAAATATAAAAATACATTTACTGTTTGTAGTTCTTTGGGTAAATCACTATGACTACAAATACGACGAGCACGACCAATAACTTGATGAATTCTTACTGGATGCCAATATGGTTCGGTAATATGGACATAACGTACGTTTTTTAAACTAATGCCTTCAGCACCTGAAGAAGTAATCATTAATACTTTAATAATTTGACCATAAAAATTATCTGGGGCTAGTGTTTGAATAGATTTTACTATTGATGAAGGCACTAATTTCCAATTACTATTTAAAACATTTTTAATAATTTCACGCTCTTCTGGAGTTTCTGACCCAGTATATGCCGCATACATTGGTTTTCCCATATTTTCTTCACCTACATTAAGCATATATTCTCCTTTGTCATTTTTCTTCAATTTAAATTCTACAAAATTATTTTGTTTTAAAACCAATTTGAAAATACCTATTCCCTCCAATGTTTTAAATTGCGAATATAATAAATGAATGCCTTTGTGGTCATCATCTATAATATTTTCTAATATATGTAAAAATTTAGGACTACAACGCTGTAATCCTTCTTTTGATAAATATTTGTGCGAATATTTTTCCAATTCTTTTAATGCGTCGCTAATACGTTTACTGTAACTGCTATCATTTACTTTTGGATTTGCCAAGTCTTTTTCTAACTCTTTTATATCATCAGCATCATATTTACCATCTACATTTTCCAATTTTTCGGCAACAGTTAAATCATCTAATAGTTCCTCTGAAATGTTTTTACTAATATTTTCACTATCTTCTTCATTTCCAATATTTTCCAAAGTTGCTTCTATTGTTGCTTCGTCGCTAGGCATTGGTCGTTTTATGTCTGGTTTAGGGAATACAAAATTGCAGAATGCACGAGAAAATATGCGATATGTTGATGCACTATCGCTATATAATTCATCACCTTGTGCTCCCGTTTTGGTTTTCTTGGATTTTTTCTTTTTATTTGCTTCTTCTAATTTGCGTTCTTGAATGCGTGCTTCTTCATAAATACCAAATTGGAAATCACTCATGGGAACTTTAATTATTTTAAAGTCATTTGGATTAGCGTGGTCATAAGTAGGCATTAATTGTTCTTGAGCGCTTCTAAAATAAGAAGTTAGTCCAATTATGCGCATTTTAAACATAGATGGGTTATTTATTGTATTATTTGGATTAATAAAAAGCGTTTTAAAATCATCAAAAT